GTAAATTCTGCAGGACCTCTTAAATATCCAGTAGTTACAATATTACTAACACCAGCTGCTAGCTTTGAATCTACGCGAGCATCAGTATAATAAAGATTAGTACTACCTTCGCTTAAGTTATCAGTAGTAGAACTTGACTCATCTAGTAATTTGTGCCAAGCCCCAGCATGAGCAAAGTAACCTTTTCCAGTTTCATGAACATGCGCAAACATACCATGATAAGTGCCTGCATTTGGTAAATCACCTTCAGTTGAATAAACATTTGCAAATAAAACTTTATTACCACCCATGTCAAGATTTGATGCAGTGACTGCAGATACAGCTCTTAAGGGTGTATGATAAACATTAGTAGATCCTTCGGGCAGTTCATCAGTTGTTTTAAGACTAAGATCTAAATTGGCTCCCGTTTGTTCAGTAACTCGGGCATCTGCTCTTGAATTAGTAAAATATAAGTTACTGTCACCTTCAGTAATATTATCAGTTGATTTTAATGCCAATGAATTATCAAATGTTGTATTAAATGATGCTGTAGTAGAAATATTACTAGCGTTTCCTATTAAAATATTTCCAGAGTTTAAATTTGGCGCCACATTTTCACTAGCGGTTCCTAAAACTTGTATTTTACCACTCACTTTACCACCATCAAGAACAACACCAATTTTTTGTATAAGATTACCTTCACCTGCAGGAACAGTTTCTGTGAAGGTACCTGGAGTTGTAGCAGATACATATAGATCTGCACCTGAATTTAAACCAACAGTAGGAATATTGTTAAACGGATTGCCACTTGAGTTAGTATTATATAAATTTCCAAATGTAACTGCTTTAACGCCATAATTAAAGTTTCCAAATAGCTCTTTTACAATACCAACTGCTGGCATTTTAGACGGATCTGATGCGTCTGCTGCACCGAATATTGGACCATTAGAATCATGCCCTGAAATGTATACAGGTGAGCCTATATTAACACTACTTTCAGTACCCCCTGCCCCTACAAGTATATGAGGAGATTCTAGAATAGTACCTTCAAATTCACCATTTATTGTAGTTGCTGTAATGTTTGCTGCAGTAATATCTTGTGAAGTAGTAATATCAAGGGTAGTTGAAATTCCATCTAATGCAATATCAACTATAGGAGTATGGCCATATGGACTAGTTATAATAAACTGACTTAAACTATCATAACCTGGTAACTGTATACTAGATTTATTACTCTGTCCAAGATTAGGATTCGCATGAGAATTTGAAATAGATTTTACATAAAGATTGGCACCAGATATCTGTGACGCATTTTTAATATTCCAGCCATTAAGATCTAATCCAATATCATTTGTTACATAAGAAAAATCGTTACTATCTACATCGAAAGAACTATCAACAAATCCAACCTTAGCATCAAAAACTATACCATTATTTGCCCCGCCGTCAACTTCTAATTTGCCAGTAATGTCTACACCACTGTTAGTTGTTGCAATTTTAGGAGAACCATTATAATAAAGGCTTACCGCTCCATTAACATCGGCCTGCAAATAGCTTTCTGTACTATTATTATTAGTTAGTCGCAAATTGTTTCCGGCAACGTAGCTATTTCCTGTGCTACTTTCATGCCAGATTTGTAAATCATCATCGGTGCCTAGAAGTATTTTTTTATCATCTTTAATAATTAGATTTCTAATTATTTTGACTCCATCCTCTTGTGTTTGTAGGCTTATCGTATTATCATAGCCTATTAAAACACCAGCATCTTTGTTGGCTTGCAACATGATTTTACCAGTGTCTGTTCTTAAAACTATAGCATTGCCGTTAGTAACTAACTCTAGACCCTGGGTGCCGGCATCTTCAATTATAGACTTTCCATCTCCAGCAGTTGCACTAGTTGTATCGTGATAAATACGCAAGTCGCCACTATTACCAAACTTAGCTTTTACATCGTCTGGAAATGACATATCGCTTGACAAAGTAATGCCATCATCAGTTTTAGTTATGGTTTGATCGTCTAGAAAGGTATTTGTATTGCTGTCATATACGACATAGCTACCATCAACAGGACTCGTAATAGTAACATCGATGAGATCACCCAGATTTATTCCAGCAGTATTAACTTCTACCTTAGATGCTATTACATTACCCTGAGATGAAGTAGAACCTTTTAATAAGCCAGATTGCGTTATCTTTGCTTTTATATCTGACATATTATGTTCCTCCTAGTGTGACTCCGGGCATGACTTCAACCTGGCCTTCTACTACTCGAGTTGTTAAACCACCAGCTGAAGTAATCTCAACATCATAAACGTATCGACCAGGTTTCATTGTTTTTGTAATAGTATCTGTAAGAGTAAGTGTTATTTGTCCACTAGCCCCAGGTGTCGTTGGAGTGGCAAAACTAACTGCAGTTGAAGAGGTGTAATTTTTTTTAATCTTACCAGCATATGTATAGTTACTTAAATTAACTACGTCGCCGTCACCATCTGTTACTGTAACGGTTGATGTAAAAGCTGATCCTTGATCTATTACTAAATTTGAAACAATTGCCATGAATATGTACCTTAAAATTGTATATGTATACTTCTATTTATTCACCTTCAACTCTTCAATGTCAGCTCTTAGCTGAGTATTTTGCTCTTTTAACTCTTTAATTGCTTCGATTAAAAGAGCTGTAACTTGAGAATATTCGACTGTTTTATATTCTTTGTTTTCAGCATAAAGAGCTAATTCTCTTTCTTTTACAGCTGAAGGTAAAACTTTTTCAAGATCTTGTGCAATTAAACCTGCTGAAGCTTCTCCGCTTTTCTCCCAATCAAAAGTAACACCTTTAAGTTGACTTACTTTATCTAAAGCATTATCAACGGTTTTAATATTTTCTTTTAATCTTTCATCAGAAATAGTACCAGAGAAACCAACAATATCTCCGTTAACATGTAAGTTACCATCTTTATCCAAACGCATTTCTTCAACATTTTCAGTAAAAAATTGAATAGCTCCTGGAGTTCCTGAACCAGCACCATTCACGTCATGATTATATACAATATATTCTTGTGTATTACCGTCTTTAATAGTCGCCGCATTTTTATTACGGCGTCTATCATCATTAAGACGTATAGAAGTACCTTCCATTACAGTTCCATAATCTGCGTCGCATGTATACGTAGTATCATCATTAACTGAAGTAATTGTAACAGTACCGCTATCCCGTGTTACTTTTGTTGCACCGTCACCAACAAACTTAACATTACCGGCAGATCCTATTTTAGTAGCAGTATGAGCTGTGGTATCGTTTGCATCTTCTTTATGATTAATATTCCAGCCATCATAGTTATCAGCGTTATTAGCTATATTACCAAGTAATGCTCGAGCTTGAGACGGAGTCATAGCTATAGCACTGGCCGCGGCATTAGTATTATTCCCTAAAAATGTCTGTTTAGCAACATTAGCTAATTTACTGTAAGCAATTGCTGCGTCAGATGCTATATCTCCGTTTTTAAGAGAATTTAGTGTGACGTCACCAGCAGCACTAACAGCAAAATCATTACTGCTAAACGATGCAATACCAGCCGTGCTAGTTGATGCAAGTTGTGCAGGCGCAAATGTAAATGTACCGGTGGTATATGATAAGCTTCCTCCGCCACTTGCATCACCAGTTGTTACAGAAATATGACTATCCACTTGAGCAGTACTAAAATACTTATTAGTAGCACCTTGAGTTAAATTATCAGTAGTTAGAGTCCCTGCAGCATTATCAAGCGCAGCAACAGTAGAGGCCTCACCAGTAAACTTATCAGCAATAACTTCACTTGTACGGGTTTCACCTTCGTCCATAACTAAAGTTGTAAGATCCATTCGAGTAGAACCGTCAGCCTTAGCACTTATTTCTACTAATGAATATTCATTCGCGCTATTAATAGTATCTAGGTGAGGATTATATCTAAATCTAAATTTATCTGCTTGCGTGACGGTATCACTTGCATTATCAGAAATTACAAAGTCTAAAGCACAACGATCTGCAGTTGCATTTTCTGTTGATACCCATTTAATCATACAATGATCGTTGGTATTAATGCCTTGATCGAATACGATTCTAGCAACCTTCAAGCTACTATCAACCATCGGCTGACCTGCAACCAAATCGGCAGCAGCTGCTTTAGCGGGCCCATGAATTTTAACGCCTCCATCACAATTCTCCGTATTATCCGTGCCAGAGCCGTAAGCAAAACTACCAAGAGTACTAAATCTTTGCACGTTATTATGATATAAAAAACAACCTGCCACATATTGATTATCACCGGTAGTTACATCAGGTCCATTTTTAAATCTTGCTAAGGTTTCCGAAGCACCGTTGTTACTAATTATTACTTCACCACCATTAATATTAGCTGATTGAAGATAAAGACTTCCGTCCGTATTAACTTGTCGTACTACACCATGCTTACTACCAGAAACGGAAATGTTCATGTCATTGCCATTACCAAAATAGATTCTTCCAGGATCTTCGTCATTTGGGCCTGTGTCGACTGCAGCATCTGGAAGCCACAGGCTGCCATTCAGTGTAATATGTCCTTCAGAAACTATTCCGTCACTAAATCTAGACCCTTGGTTTTTATTATAGCCCTTTGCCATTTTATATCATTCTCCGTAGTTTAATAGTATATGTTCTATTCGCATTGTCTGCTGGTGGTGTATATGATGATCTCACCTGTAGTTTTAAATATCCGTTACCGCTAGGATTTTCTGTATGCAATAATCGTTTAGTTCTCAAGAACCAGTTTGCATTAAGTTCACCAGAAGATGCTTGCGAAGCATGACCAGCATTATGCAAAAATATTTCATCAGTATTATCATCATTAACACTGGCACCAAACCATGACATTGTGCCACTGTAAAATTCATCATACTGGCCACCGGCCCCTTCATAAATGTGCATTTGAACTATGTATGTACCTGTAGCTAAATCATCACCGTTGATTCCAATATCTGTCCATTCATTATTAGTCGGTGGAGTAAAGTTCAATGTATACAACTGATCAATATCAGTACCAGAAGTCATTGTCAAACCGGTATGCTTTATCTGATTAAACTCTGAACTACCATCTGCTTTATTAATAGAAACCGTGCCGTTTTTACCAGCCCACCCACCAGTCGTACCTGCATCAGCATTCGCGATCCAATTGCTAGGATGCGAATTAACTTGAAGGCCACCTTCTGCATTTATATATACAAGCTTGCCATCTTGATTTGTAGGAGCATAATCAATTGATTCACCTGCATTTAATCTTAATGCTGCCGAATTGTTACCACCGGTACTAGGTCCGCCCGCTTGAATATCCCTAACTCTTATTTGTTGGTTACCATATTGACCAACTTGTATATCGCCAGTAGTATCAATTCCATCAGTAATAGTTAATTTACCTTCAAATTGACCAGTGCCATTAACATGCAGCTTAGCTAAAACGCCATTATTATTAGCTGGTACATCACCTGCTGCGGGCACATGTTCGTCTACACCAATACCAACTCGCCCTCGGTGATCAATAACCATTGCAGTATTAGTAATACCTGACGCGTAATTTGTGCTAGTACCAAATTTAAGGAATGATCCTTCAGCTCCCGTGAATTTTACACCAATTCTGTAATTTGGGTTATTACTACCACTACCTACATAAGCTCCTTCTATTAGACTAATATGGTTTTCAGCTGTATATTCTGATTGGCTAATAGTTAAACCTTGTCCTTTTGTTGTTCCAGTAAAGCTATTTCCAAGAGTATTAGGTGCCATTATATGTAAAGGCGACCATGGAGTAACTGTACCAATACCAACATTACCACTTTGCCTAATTGTCATTGCAGTAAATGAGGTTCTATTAGTTGCATTAAGAGCAGCTTCTAAATCTCCATCTGCAGCACCAACTGCAGTACTAGTGCTAATATCGAAAACGTGATTAGAAGCAAAATGCCTGATTCTATCCGAACCGCCACCCGTGGTTTCAGTATCATTTAGCTTCATAAATAATAATTCTGATTTTTCACCGTCTGGACGAGTATCACCATCACCCGCACTATCGGCACCATAAATTCTTTCACCAATATAAGTATGATTATAATTTCCGTATTGATCACCACTAGTACCTTTAAATGCAATATAATTGTTATAGGCTGGATATGTTGCATGATTATCAGAAACAGTATCAGCGATTTTAAGACCACCAATTTTAGCAGTAGTTGAGGTTAAATGACCTGTAACTGCAATACCACCAGTAGTTGTTTCAAGTTTCTTAGATGATGGAGTTGCGTTTGCTGTGTTATGGAATATTTGAGTAGGACCGCCAGAGTTAGTCGATACACCAACTTTATCTACATTCGTATGTATACCACCAATTTCAACAAGATTACTATTGCCTGGGAATGATATAAATCCTTTTCGATCACCTTGTTCGTTTTTATTAGTACTAGTACGAGACTGTATACGTTTTGCAGATCCAGCTAGTGTGTTATTATTACTAATAGTACGTACATCAGTAATATCTAAATAACTTAATGCACCACTATATGCGGGTCTTGAAACAAATACAGCTTGTTTTAATTGCTTATTGAGTGTTGTTGATAGCGAATTTGCTTGCGATAGATTATTTGAAGCAAAGACCGCAGTATGAAGCAAATCATCGTCCTCTGCTCCATCACCTGTTGTAATTGGGAAGCTAGAATTTTGATCACCTTCTACTCTAAAGTTACCATGAACATCTAATTTAGCGCCGGGCTCAGTAGTAGCAATACCAACATGACCAGTGTCAGAAGTAATTGTCATTCTAACTTGTGGTTTAGTTGTAATTAGAGGATTACCTGCAGCAGCATCATCTGCGCCACCAGTTAAAACTTCTGATACAGTAGCAGCCAAATTAGTAACATCAAGATCACCAGTAGCTCGTTGAGTGTTTGCAACAGCATTAACACCATTTACTGTAAATCCTATTTGTGGTATAGCTATTTCTGTGGCCGCTAGTTCAAAATTATTAGGAATATTTAAGCTTAAACTAAAACTAGTACCTGATAAGTTTCTTATATCAACTTGCTCAATGGCACCAAGTCTATAGCCATATATAGGCCCATTACCACTTCTAATAACATATTTAATAAAAGCAAATACTTCATAACTACTATGCATATTATCTGCATCAGCAGCTGGTCCAACATCACCACTAAAGGTAAGACTTCGGCCATGCCATGTAAGATCTTCTCTAAAACTTTGTATTTTCATATAAGCGCCGCCGTCGGTGCCGGCTTGGTTTATACGAATATCAGTATCATTTTGTTGATCACCATTGGTATCAATGAAAAGACCTTCACTTGCATTTGAAGCATAGAATGTATTTGCACCTAGAGAAACCTGATCATTAGCGTCGATAAACGATAGTTTTTGATTTGCTCTACCGCTGGCATCCATCGTTGGGTTAAAGCCGTATTGTAATGCACCTTCACCGCCATTTTGATCAATTAGATATACTTCATTCCAGCCTTTCCAATCTGCAGTACTATCAAGTGTAATATCAGTAGCACCATCAGTAGTTGTTATAACACCACCAGTTGCAAAGTGCATATATGCATTTCCGGAAACGTTCTCAGCTGATGTAGAAAATAGTAATGCATTTCTTTTTGCACCAGTTGCCCCGTCATTACCATTGCCAGTCATTTGAATTGCTGATCTAATGCGTCTACCGTCTTGTATTAATTGTAATACAGGATTTGAAAGTTCATTATCATTATCATGATCTGATTCTAAAATAAGCGTAGCATCTTCAGAATTTATATTAGTTTTAATATGAAGTTGTGCTAGAGGATTAAAAAATGTACTTCCGTCTGGCACACCAGTTCCACCAATAGCCATTCTTCCATTAAGCTTAAGATCTTTTCTTCCAGGGTTAAATGTTAAACTGTTATTTTGATATAGTTTTTCTCTATCGCTAGGCGCAGACACTGGAAAATGTAATAAATTGTAATCTTCGGTTGCACTACTATTAAACGGAGTTACCTGAGCATTAGCACTTAAAGCTCCTTTAAATGTGTCGGTTTGAGTTACAATAGCACCTTGTGTTTCATCAGTTCCTCTATATAATTCCCATTGATCAGTTCCTTCATTCCATGCAATCTTAGCTTCAGTTTGTTGTTCCCTGAAAGTAATGTTACTGTAATTGCCTAGCACAAAATTACCAGTTGTAGTTGCAGTAATTACCTCATTATGCACATGATCATCAGTGGCGCCAGATACTGCTTTAATTGCAGCTTGTTCATTTGCAGTAATAGCATTATCAGCTCCAGACGATTTAATTTTATATCTTAATCCTTTAGTTAAGATACTTAAACCGCCACTAAGTATAGTTGATTTAAATCCGCGGTGAGCAACAAAGGATGCAGCTGGAACGTTTGCTTGTCCAGTATCAGAAGCAACATCTGCTTGAGCAGTATCTGCAAGTGCATTTAATATAATTTGCTTGGATGATACAGTAGCAGATGTTGTAGTAAAGCTTAAAGATTGTTCACCTACAGAGATAGAACCTTGTACATTTAGATCACCATCTATCTGAACATCGCCATCAAAGGTACTAGGATCATCACTAGTACCTTGAACAATTAATCTGTCTGTTACTGTTAAATCGTTTCCAATTGTAACATCGTTTGGTAAACCAACAGTAACTGTATTAATACCTCCGGATTCAGTTAATGCTGTTGTAATTTCATTACTTGTACCTAAGATTTTAACAGTTTCATTAACACCAATAGTTTGTGATCCACTATCACCTTCAAGAGTAAATTGGCCAAGAGCATCTGCAACGTTAGCAGTAGTAACTGCAGTTATTCTACCAAAGGTATCGACAGTAATAACTGGTACAGTTGTCGTATTACCAGTGGTGCCAGCACTTAAACCTGGAATAGTTTGTAATGATGTATCAAAATGTTGTGTAACTGGATCCCATGTTACAGTTACACCGTTTTGTGTACTATCAATTCCTGATGTACCCTTACCAAATAATCTACCAGCATTGTAAAAATCAACGTTAGGAGCTTGATAAAAACTATCGGCGGCATCAGGAGTACTTGTTGGTTTAAAGCCTTTAACTTTCCAGCCTAGATCATTTCGGCTATGAATATCAAAGTTTAATATTGTACTAGCTGGTATAATAGCAGTTGTTGCTTGTGATATACCGAAACTAGTACTGTTTATTATATTAGCAATAAATGTACCTGGCACTAAAGCTCCAGCAACATCTGACGTTACTACCATTCCTGCTTCAAGATTACCTGTACTTACTACAGTTATAGTAGTCGTACCACTAGCAGTATTAGATCCACCGGTAGTTGCAGTGGCTGTAGCAGCCGAAGGATCACGAGCAGTTACTTCACCATCAACCCATAGAATAGATGGATTAATACCAAGATTACCAACTGCACCAGTAATAGTTCTATTACCAGTACCAACTACCTCGTTTGATCTATCGATTTCAATACCTTGTCCATCATTTACAGTAGATCCGAATACAATCTTACGAGCAGTTGTGTCGAAATTAGCATCAGCAGCTTCTGTAATAAGCGTTGCTAGGCTTACGTCTAATACTGTATTAGCGCCAAACTTCATGGTAGTTTTATGAAGAACATCCGTAGGGCCTGCTGCATCGAAGTTTAAGTTACTCACAATTGTTTGTGCATCAGCACCATAACCAGCTTTAACCTTTTTAAGGAAACCACCGTTAGCGGCATTACGCGTAATCGTAGCCCCGCCTGTTGCCTCAGCACCGACTTGAACATCAGCTTGGCCAGTACCATCTACAATTTCTTTAATTGCAGTTGTAATAGTAGATGATGTAGTTCCCAGGTTATTTGCAGTTACATCACCAATTTCATCAGTAGTTTCTTTAATTGCTGTTACTAATGTAGTTGCAGTTGTACCCATGTTTGCTGGAGTAACTTGTTGACCAATACGTGCATCAATTGATCTAACAGCGTTTACAACAGTAGGTGAATCGAATTGTAAGGTATCACCACTATTAATTGTTGAAACAACGGCTGTATCTACACCAATACTTACACCAACATTAACAGCATTTACTAAAGTTCCGGCTGCAATACTTCCTGTGCGACCAGACGCAGTATTTTTAACTTTCATACCTACTGTGATACCAGTTGTATCAGCCACTGCAATTGTTGCGCCAGTAGTAACTTCAGCATTAGTATTGCGAGTAATACGAGTATTAACACTATTTAAAATAGGTGCTTCATTATTATCCTGAATATCACCAATTAATCCTTGAATCTCTTTAATTGCAAGAACAACCTGCTGAGTGGTATAACCAACAGCATCGTCCAAATCTTCAGTACTACCAATATTTGCAGTATTAGCTAATATAGATGATTGAATATCTTCTGTTGTAAATGAAAGAGTACCTGATACGCCAGCTGCTCCGTTAACCGCTTGAGTAAGGGTTATTGTATTGCTACTAATACTACTGATTTTTGTTCCAGCTGGAATATTAGTACCAGATACATTCATTCCTTCTATCAATCCAGCTACATTATTTAGTGTAACAGTAGTAGCACCGTTTGCTCCACCTGAAGCATAAGTTTTAGATCGATTGGCAGCTGTACCTAATTTAGCATTACTAATTGGTCCAATTTCAAAATCTAATTCATTAATTGCAGTCGTTAAATCAGTTGCAGTTGTAGTTAAAGTTGCACCACTACTACCAGCATCACCAATGTCAGTTCTTAATTGAGCAATTGCGTTTGTAAGAGTTTCATTACCAGTATTAACAGCATCTCCAATATCATGAGAGCCGATTGCAGCAGTAATAGCATTTAATACTGTTACAATATTTGTAGTATTATATGTTCCATTGATATCTGAGTGGAAAGGCGATCCAGTAATTAATGTTCTTTGGCCTAAATCGTCTTGAAGCTCTCTAATTGCATCAACAACGTTTGTTGAACTAAAGTCAGTACCTGCACCATCCGAATCATCGAGAGTATTAATTTTATCAGTTAAATCTGCAGTACCACCAACCAATGCATTTCTTAATTCAATAAGAGCATCAGTTATAACATCATTTTGGAATCCGTAATCAGCGGTTTTACTAAATGCTAAATTACGTGTAACGCCGCCTGCAGTATCAACCGTTACAGCATTATTAAGTTCAAACTCAGTGCTACTAATTCGTCTAACAACTTTAGTTCCAGCTGGAATTTGGCTCTCATCGCCATTTTGATAACTATCTCCATTAACGTTAATTTGTACTTGATACCCTACGTCAACTTGAGCAAAAGTTGCTGGAGACGCTAATGTAAGAGTAGTAGTCGAATTACCGGTATGTGCTGAACCACCAGCGGTTTCAACATGTGTTGTTACAGTATCACCAGATGTACTTAGTGTGCTTGCATCACCTACATAGGTTTGAAGTTCTCTAATACCTGCATGTAAATCGGTTGCGCTATAGCCAGACTTTTCCGCCAAGCTACCAGAATTACTTGCATGGAATGCAGTATCAAACTCAACACTTCCTGTCATACCTACGGCTGCAGCGATTACAGCTTTCTTAAGATCAGTGGTATTATCATTATAGTTACTAGCAACAATGTTTGCACCTGAAGTACCTACTTCACCGATATCAGTATATAACTGTGCAATCGCATTTGTAAGTGTCTCGCTACCACTATTAATAACTGATCCAATATCTGTTCCACCAATATAATCTGTAATACTATTAATTGAATCTTTTACAGTTGTATCAGTAAATGCAATATCAGTATAGAAAGTATCGTTATTGATTAAAGCAATATCCCCTAAAACATCATCTAGATCTTTAATTTTTGTTACAATATCTTCAACTTTAAAAATCAAAGCTGCACTAGTGAGCGCACCAGCTGTTGCTCTTGAAAGTGTAACTTGAGTTGTGCTCACTGCTGTTACAAATGTACCACCTCCAGTCGATGTATCAATCGAATTGGGGCTGTGTTGACTAGTTACAAACATGCCAACCTTAATACCGGCAACAATAGGATTTGATACCATTGTAAGAACAGTTTCACCAGAAGCAATAGCACTACCATGAGTCGCTAGTGTTACATTTGAAGTATTTAATAGACCGAGTTTAGTATTTGTAACATCACCAATATCACGCTGCAGTTCTTCATTATGATCTACAAGATTTACAGCGCTATTGCTATATGAAGTAAGTGTTACTCCTAAATCAGTTAATACTAAACCACCATTTGTACCACGAATAGCAGTTTCTAATTCATTAATTGCTGCAACAAAGTTAGATTGGTTATTAGTTGCAAGTGAACCTAATGTTTGAGATCCGGTACCATACAAATCAACTTCATGCTCAAGTACCGCATCGATTAAGTTAGTTGCAGTCATTGCTGGGTGAGCACTAGGACTAGAAGTAGATACTAAGTCAGCAGACACTAATGCAGTATTTGTACCTCTAATTGCAGTTTCTAGCTCATTGATTGATAAAACAAAATCACCTTTGTCGTTTGTACCTAAATCTGAAAGCGATTTACTAGCACCAAACAGATCAACTTCGTGTTCAACAAGAGCTGATACGATATCATCTGCAGTAAATGCTGGCCGACCTGTACTATTACCTAAATCGTCTGCAACAAGATTATTACTTGTTCCGCGAATACCAAGTTCTAATTCGTTGATTGCAACTGTTAAATCTGTTGTATTATTTGTTTGTAGATTTTCTACTGTACCAACATCATCTTGTAATTCAAGTACAGCATCAACAGCACTACCAAAGTATACTTTATAGTCATCACTTGCAGCTGCAGGTGTATTAAATTCTATCATTTGACTAATAGTAGCATTAGATGTTTTAAAATCATTATTTAAATCGGCTGCAGCAATTTTAGTATTAGCTGCAGTTAATGCAGTACCAGCACCGTTAGTTAGCGTAGTAGATTTAAGATCCACAGATGAATTAAATGTACCTAATAAAATGTTTTTAAATATTAAAGTACCAGCAACATCAGCTGTATATAATGTTGCTTGGAAATCCGGATTATTAACATCACTACCTTGATATACAACTTCTCCTTCCAAGAAAGTTACTGGAATAGAAGAAGCAGTATGTGTTACATAATATGATTGTGGCGCAATGTGAAAACCATTACGTACCATGCCTTGTTTTAAGGCCACTCTGGAAGTTGTTAAAGTCTGTGTTTCGCTACCATTTAATAATGTTACATCACTACCACCAGGACTTAAAGACAATGAAATTTCAGTATTATCGTATGATTCGGATTTTTTAACATAAAGTGTTGTAACTTCACCGGCACTTTTACCGGCCAAAATGCCGTTACTTGCCGGATCTGGTGTAGTATAAGTTACTTTTTCTCCATCTTGAATCGCATAATACGTATCATCACTTAATGTTAATGTATTAGTAGTTGCTCCTCCCTGGTGACTTGCAGGGAATTGATAATTGCGACTCAAATAAACTCTAACATTACCATGATTGTATGATTCGACTATTAGTTCTTTTAAATACGATGCTGGAATAAATTTTGTATAACCGGCATTGCCGCTATCATATAAACGTAACGTTGGATTAAACGGTTCGGTACCACCTACATTATCGATTAATATTTTTTTATTAGAGCAAGAAACAACAATAGCACTAAATATTACTGTAGTACCAGTAGTGTTATTTGCATATTGACATAATTTAGTGCCTGGTGGAAATTGTGCCCATGATGCAGCATTTTCGACACCATCTTTAAGAATAATATAACCATCAGTATTATCTAGCATTCTATCTGCTGAGTGATCTATTTCTAATCCACCAGCAATACTTGAAATATCACGAATATATACTGCACCATCTCCTAAATCATTTTTAGTAATATATTGATCTGTTAATCGAGACTCGGTATCAAGACTAGTTGAACTATATGTATCATCACTAGCAACGGCTCCAAGATCTAATGAGACCTCATTAGATTTTAATCTCCAATCCTCAAAGGTTTCTGACTTATTTACTAAGGTTTCTTTTGACATTATTCTTTACTCTCTAATAAGGTTTTTAATAAAGTTTTTATTTCATCTACATCAGTTTTAAGATTATTAAACTCTTCCTTGAATTTTTTACTTTCAATTTGACGATTTTTTAGAGCTTTAATTTCATTTAAACGTTTTTGATATAAACTGTTATTAGTATTTATAACAGCGCCATTCGTAGTATCGCGACTTAATGAGACATTATCTTGTATTAATACTTTCATATTAAGTACTCGCAATAGCCTTAACGTTTGATATCATTGGAGGCCTAGAACTGTTGTTGGCAATAAATACAATTTTAAATGCAAATGAAGAGAATGTATCAGTAACTTCTGGAACATCAGCCAAATTAACTGCATATTCGACAGCACCAAACGTAGTGTCGTCAGCACCAATTGGCACAGTAGGATTTAGACGAGTCCATTGCAAATCATCAAATGGTACGTCATCACCAGAAGTTTGAGCTTTATAATATAAAACTATATCTGAACCAACAGGCTTAAACACATCTGCATAGAAGTTAAGATGTGTAGCTTCTTGAGCTAATGTAATTTCTTTTGTAATATATGCATTAAGATTTGAATTACCTACAGCAGCTGTATCTGCAACATAAACTCTACCTTTACCAGTATCATTATATCCTCCAGAACCACTATTACTTGATGCATCATTCGTTCTATTTGAAATACAAAATAGTGAGCATCTATCACCATCAATCATAGGTGTTAAATTAGTATTTGTTGTACTAAGTGTAACATTCATGCCAAATGATTTATTAGTTGCAATAGTATTATTAAGGTTTCCTAAGGTAGGATTTGCAGTATGTTCTGCATCACTAGCTATACAAATTGGATCATCCAAATAATTTGTTTTATTCATCGTTAAAGGTAAACCTGATGTTTTAACAAATGGTGATTGATTTCCATCTACAGATCGTGCACTAAATGAATCAAAGTTTACAACAATATCAGTTTCTGGTAAATTTAACATTTCAGCATAAGGAACTAGCGCATCAACTGTCATATTTTCAGTAGCAGTTACATTGTCTCCTCCACCATACGTAGATACTGCTAAGGGGTCAATTGCGTTATCTGCAATTATAATACAATAAGAATCTCTTTCAACATTAGAAACCGTATGACTTGAATTAAGTAATCCAGCAGTACATGTTTGTATGCCCGTAGCTCCTGTAATTGTAACTTTACTTCCATTCATCATACCGTGATTGGGATGATTCACTCTAAGAACTGCGCTATTATCTACACTATCACTACATACTAAGAAAGGATCAGATTGCAATTTTTTAGCTGGAATACTATCATTTACAAACGTAATTGTTGCACTAGAATCAAATTGTGCTTTATAAAGTTTAAACTTAAGATCTCTTGCTGGATCTGGAGTCCAAGTAGAAGCATTTTGTGACATAAAGAATGAACCACCATATTCATTACCTTGAACTAATGCTCCAGTAGTTAAATCGTTTTTACCTGGCTTCGTTACAAACAATTTGTAAATATCAGAATTAGACATTAATACAATTGCGTATTCCTGATCCTGAGATAAATAAATCGGATTAGCAAATGTAACTGGCATTGCAGCTGATGCATTATCAGATAACATCGAACCTGCTGATCCAGTATATAATACATTTATTTCGTCAACTTTACCGCTAGAGTTTAAATTATTTACTAAAGACTGTGCATCTAGAGGAACTCTAAATACTGTGCCTACATCATTATCGCGTGCACCAACACTTGTAAAGTCAACACCAGTATTATTCTTAATTCTATATTTTTCACCGGCAACCATTGTGTTTGCAGTTTTTGTTCCTGAAGATTGACTCGATGGATAAATTATTGTATCAGATCCTGGTACAATTTTTTGTGTAGGAAATCCGTTAAACATTTCTCTTATTGATACATTAATTGGTATCGAAGGATCTGCAGTATTTAAAAATAAATCTAGTTCAGTAACAAAACACCCACCTTTTTCTTCAATTAGAATAGATTGTGCTAATGGATCAAACCACTGAACTTTTCTATTATCGCTTACAGTTTGCTCAGTTATAACTCTACTTTCTGTTACTTCTTGGAAAGCAATTTCGGCACCTTTGGTATTAATAATTTTATTTTGCTTAGTTTCTAGCATACCTTGTGCACGATAAATTGCTTCAGCATAAGTACTTTGATCATTAAGATTAGCAGTATCATTACTAGGCGAATCGGTTAGTTTAAATATACGTTCACCAGTTTTAAATCTTAGTGCCTCTGTGTTTGGAATATAGAATGAACCAGTAATTCTACCATTTGCATCTGTTATTAACTCAGTAGTCAAATCATGTGAAGTTTTACCAGTATGTGGTACAACATTAACTCTATCTGTAAATTCTTGAAATGCTTTTTCTGCACACCATGCAGTAACATTAACATCATTAAAAAATGCATAAAGCTTCGTATTAGGCTTTAGTAACTCTGCAGTAAAGAAAACTTCTCTTGAACGAATAAATGGTATGTAATTAACTTCAATTACTTGATCGCCTGATTCTGAAGTAGTTGAATTTTCTTTTATATAACTTAATGTTCCTGATTGAGATTGACCCTTAGTAGTAGTAGTAGTTGTGATAGTACCAGTAACATTACCAGGTTGCATCCATCCACCAGCATCTCGCCATTGTGTGTCGCCATCAATAGATCGATCAAACGCAAAATTTTGAATATCGCTTTCGACACCAGTCCAATCAGTTTCCCATTCGCCCCATTCATATTGACCTACCAGTCCTTTTTCTTCATATAAAGCAACTAGGTAATCATATTGACTATCATCATTAATAATAACATCTGGTAAATGTTCAACATCTTTCCATTCATCACTATCAGGTGATAGACGACAGGTTCCAGTCCACACAAACATATTATATGGATTTATAAACTCAGTTTCAGTTGCATTATGTTGATTAATAAATGGTACACTATCGTACGGCAAAGTGTACATTGATCTATTATGTACTGCAGCTCCGGAGTCATTAGCTTTTCGCACAAGGTTTACACCTTGCTCATCATAAAAAGGTCTTACTAAATTATTAGTTTTATCAACTGAACACTTATAGTTTGGGTGTACAACGTGACCATTACCATGGCCTTTAAACTGATCGGTGAAAATACCATTCTTAAATCTTTCAACCGTATCAGTATAAGTATCGCCACCATCTGTACTTTTTTGTACAACTTCATTAAGAGATATATTAAATGTAGCTTGCTCTTGTAGACTTAAAGAAGTATAATATTCTAGTTTCTTAAGTCTTTTATCAATTTCAGCAATATGCTTCATAGTATATCGCTTATAATTTCTGATTTCAGGTATAACATCGATACGCGCATTATAGACATAAGGCTTAACTTTTAATGTCGCTACTACCATACAATCTGAAGGATCTTCTTTAGCTACTGGATTTTCTGCAGATACGCCTTTAATTATACTGTATTCACCATCGCGTCTTAATATAATTTTATCGATTCTAGGTAACCAAGTTTGTGCATTCATAATAAACTGAGAAGAAGGATGTACAGCAGGAGAATTTACCGACCCACCACCATCAGAACCAGAAGCACCACTAAATCCTCCTTGGTTTTCATCGTCAGATAAGCCATATCTATTAGAAGTAGATCCAGTAGTAGCTTTAACTGGTCTAAAATCTACGCAATTTTTTAAATCGACTTCTTCTCCTGATGGCAATTTAAAGGTAGGTGTATCTTTTAAATAGTGATCAGCTGATGTACCATCTGCTGGATATGAATCTTTTACAAGATAATCACCTGCGCCATGTGTATAATGACTAAAAGATACGTATAATTGACCAGCTGCCACTTTTTGTAATGGAATGATTTTACCTTCACCATAATAGTTTGATGTTTGGCCATTATCTAGTTTGAACTTATCTGTGATATCTGGGCCTGATGCTGAACCTAATTTTACAGAATCTAATTTGTAAATATCATATGCATCTAAAAATAAAGGATTTTCACCATCAAATGTATACTGTTGATTTGTTACAGTATTAAACGTTTTGGTCTTTTTATTATCACCAGCACCAGTTTTTTGAACAATAACAACTACTGCTGCACTCTTTGAAGCTGATATATTTGCATGAGCAACTCTAATATCTCTATTATCTGTTCCAACTGCACTCGCAGTTGCATCTGTTACAGTTGCTTCAGAAAGACCAGTACCAGAGCCAATCGATAGTACTACACCAGAAGTTGATATTAATGTTTCATCAGCTGCAAGTACACCAGCAAATGTATGAAATCCACCTTGACTAGCAGTGTCGACATACAATTTCTTTTGAATTTGATAAATTGGTTTTGGGTCGCTTGCCTCTTGAGTGGTTTTTATACCGTAATATGGAAGTCTCCAAATATAAGAATTATTTTCAGAATCATATTTTTTACCAGTAGAAGCACCAATTTGAGATACTAGCTTGGCTCTAAAGTCGTTTGTTAATCCACCATCAGTAGCAGCACCAAGTTGCATTACTTCGTCAACTTGTGAAAAAGATCCTTTTGTCATAGTTATATCAAAAAGATATAATCTTAAAACATCTGCGCTTTCTACTGTAATAGCTCTACATCTTGCTCTACCAACACCAGTTGCTGCAACATCAAAAGTAAGATCATTGGCTGTAGTTGTACCACCAAGAGCAGTACCTTTAACAGTAAAGGTGTTATTAACGCCATACCCACTACCACCTTGTATAACTTCAATTGTTGGAATTTTATTTTGATCAATTGTAATTTTAAATTGAGCTCCAGAACCTTGTGATGAACCTGTACCACTATTATCTGATTTACAGTTCTGAGAACCATAAGTAGATCCATTATCAGTTACAAAATAAATGCCCGTAGCTCTACCGGTAGAGGAAGAACTTGCAAAATCATTACCAGCGTCTTCAACATTATCTACTAAAGCAACACCAGGAGTGCTATCTGATATATCTTGAAGAGCTAATTCTCTAAAATCATTAATATCTGGTATACCGACTGAATCACTTGTTGCATTAATTTTTACTTTTATATAGTTACCTACGGGTAAACTACTTGTCGTACTTTGCTTTGTTGCAAAATCAAAAGGTGCTGTACTTACCTCGCGAGGTTTATCGACCTCGAGAAATTTAGTTTTCTTAATTTCAGTCCTAAACCCTTGAATATATGCAATGTTTGGTTCTACACCAACTACATATTTATCCGCTGAGCCTCCAGCAGATTGAATTTTATAACCATTATTAGATCCATCATCTAAATGCTCTTTTATATCTAAAATAAACGGATTTATTGCATAGTTTCCTGACTCTTCAAAAGTTCTATTAGCAAGGCGCTTAGTAAGCTCGGCATCGATTTCTGCCTTAGGAGCAATTTTTCTTTGAACTACACCATCTTCAACTCGCATTAGTGTTAAATAATTTGTATATACTGAATTAGGAGCATCAAGAGGTTCTTTAATTAACTGTGCAGAAATTTTATAACGATCTGCTCCTGGTGCAGATGCATTTGGAAATCCTTGAGCATTATCGACTAAACTGTTATCATCTATAGATGATACAACATCTTCAATAATATTTAAACCTACAGTAAAATTTGGAGAATTACTATACTTATCTAGTATAAGCGTATCGGCAGCAACATAAACAAAATTACCAGATATAAAATATGAACCTTCATTAATAGTTATTTTTGATCCTTGACCGACTGCATTTTGAATAGTAGAGCCTGTGCCTCCACCAATTTTTAATTTATGATTATTAGTATCGGTACTGGAAGTTAAAACCTCCCCGTTAGCAAAATAATTTAAATCGGTGGTGCCACTACCCTTAATGTATTTAATATATAATGTAAGATCGTCTTTAATATTACCAGATTGTAAAATTCCGGTTTTACTAGACGCTGATGATAAATCAACACCAGCCTCACTAATTACTTGAAGAACTTCAGCTTCAACGCCATTTGCATTTGTTAATTTTGCTGCATCGGTATTAGCAATAGTCGATATAAAACTTTCACTATTAAAAGTTGATCCATCTGTAAAAGAATTTTCAACTTTTACATAATCATATTCAATATCTAAGGCAAGCTCGCCGCCAGTAACACGACTCCCATCAGCAAAAGCAAACTGTCCATGATAATCTACTTGCCTTTGCAAATTAGTTTGAAGCTCTGTAAGTTCCCGAGCTTGTACTGATACACCCGGTCTAAATAATACTCTATGATAATTCTTTGTTTCAACAGAGTCATCAAAAGTATATGTTGAAAAAATACTCTTTACTTTACTAATTGCCATTTTTTTATTCTCTTAAAATTCAAGGATTAATTTAATATCTTCTATTTGTGTACTACTTCTTTGAATAGGATCACGATTTTCAATAAATAAGATCTCACCAGATTGCTTATTATAATCAGTACCACCAGCTCCATTTAATGTAATACCACTTACAGTTGCAGTTGGTGCAGCACTATTTGAATAAGTTATACTATCAGTTGCAGGGAATGAATTATATCCAGTAAGACTATTTTGAACATAATATATTCTTCCATTGCCATCACCACGGCCATCATCTGTTAAATCGACGTTTGTCACATAAGCACGAGGTATTACGCCTTGTGAAGATGCTGTATCAGCACTACCTTTTAGTAATACATCATTACCGTTTTGAACTAAATTAGACATAGTTATAACTGAGCTTCCCACAGCACTAATATCGTAAGTTAAAAATTTAGTTGCTCTAAACGTACCGCGGTTGCTGCCTCTTGCTTGTGCTGCAGCCTTTGTTTCAATTTTACTATTTACAGTAGGATTCTTGAGAATAGTAATTTGTCTGAAGTCCTGATTGTTAGCAATATCGGTATCATCAACACCACTTATTTGAGTATTTACTCCAACATAAAATCCACCGAGCTCTGCAACAGGATCTACACCATGACCAGAAGGAGGAGCAATAACTGCACGAGCTTTAAAAGCAGAACCGTTTAAGTTGGAATCGATAATCGATACTTGAGCCACACTATAACCAACACCTCCAGTACTTGGTTTTAATCTAATTATTGTATTATTATCTGTTAAAACATTAGCAGCACCGTCTACTTGCGCACCAGAACCATCACCAACAATATTAATTTGATTAGCAATTAGATCAGTATCAACTTCATTATATCCACTTCCTGTATCAATTATTTCAATACGATCAATTGCTCCAGCAAGAGATAGGCTATCTTTTTGTGCTTGCTGTTGATCATAAAGAGGATTGGTGTCTTCGAAATCACCAAACGTTAATAGTGTATTATCGTCTACAGTATAAGTACTAGTACTTGCAGAAACAGTAACAAATTTACCAGATATTCCAGTTACAACAATGGTACCAGTGAACGTCCCTTGATCTGGATTAGCCATTTCCACCTTTTGTCCTATAGTAATCTTTGGATTTTCATTAGCTAATTGAATTGTTTGTTCTGCACCTGCTGCAAACTGGCTTTGCCCAGCAGCACATTTAGCTTCAGTTTCAATTGTAAGAGTTTTTACTGGCATATAAGAACGAGTTAAAAACTTTTCTGAATCAGTAGCAATAATTGTATACATGTACTTCCACTTATAACCATCAGCAGTTTCAAATGGTGCGGCTTGTACCTTTGTTGGAACATCACTAGCAACTGCTGTACTAGATATTCTGTCTATACACTTATATACTTTAAAGTCTTTAGTTAAAACATAAAAAGGATTTTCTGAATTCTCATAGATATTTGGATCGTCTGAATCCCATGGTGAATAAACAGTACCTGCAGTCCAGTCATAACGAGGTACAACGTGCGATACTTCACTATTTTTTAAAAGCTTTATGCCAATCATATTAGCTCTAGCTTCATTAACATCATCAATAGTGTCGACAGGTAAAGGTGCTTGTCCATCTGTAAAATCTTGCAAGTCAGGAGTTGAATCCTGCCAAGCTGTAGTTTTACCTACACCTACATATATGTTACTTTGCTCAGATCTTACGTCTTCAATAAAACCTTTTGCATTGAGTGATCTAAAATTATTTGAAACGATTGCGGCCATAATTGTATCCTAGGAACTTCGGTCCTTTTCCGGTTGAATAATTGTGTTGACATTAAAATTATTTATAGTAGTTGTATCGACATTTTCTATATTAAATGATCCTAATTGATCGATTCGATACTCCCCTGTAAACTTTTTAACACCAAGTATTGGGTTTTGATTATATATTTTTCTTTTAAAATAATTATTATTTCTATCAATGTTTGTTGTAGTAACTCTTCCAGAAATTTCCGAAATATGTTGAATGTCATTACCATTAGTTACAATTTTAATTGGTATAACTGTAGGTACTCGTTTTTCGTGAATAGAATTACTTACTATTTTTACTTCTGGATCATTAATGTATCCTAGTCCAGCGTTTGTAATTGAAAATCCGTTTAACCTTCCTTCAGCTTCATACAATACTACTGTTGCAGTTGTTGAAGATAGTACACTTCCGTCATTATATGCAATAAATGTATCTCCAACATTCCATGTTGTTTGTTGATCCTTAGCAATAGCATTAAAGTTTGCATCAGTAGCATTACCTTTAAATGCAATTATATATCTATTCATTAAAGCTAATCTTGCAGTACCGTCTAATGGTATTTCCGTATTAAGAGTAAGTCTTGCTTCTGTATTTACATTAGTAGTTAATGCCCTTCCTAGAGAATCAATTGCGTCTGGAGCTCCAATTTTTATATTAGGCGGTATTCTATATTTTTTAGTTAAATCTAGATTTACAGTCAAACCTATCTCTGCAATTTGAAGTTTTGCAGTTGTAGTCAAACCAGATCCAGTAGTTGCAGCCTGGAATATATCGCCTACTTCCCAAGTTTCTCTATCGTATCCTTCTGTCGATATGGTATTAAAGTTTGCAAAAGTAGCATTTCCTAGATCTAATATCTTATAGAAAAGGCCAGCCGTTAACGGATTACTTGCTACTGTAATTTCTGTTAAATCAGTTACTTTACCAATAGCAGTTTCTAGACCACTATTAGGAACTTGGCTCAATGATTGTACAGTAAGAGAAGAGTTTGCATCATAACCAGTTCCGGAATGCACTTGATTAACTGTAAGTAATAAATCGGCTCCACCCCCTAAATCACTTCCAGGAATAGTAATTACTTCACCAACTTTATAACCTGTACCAGCTGTTGTTGGAGTTACACTTTCAATTGTTTTATCATTAGCAACAACAATAGTAACTTGACCATTAATACCCGAACCAGAAGAACGTGATCCACCAGTTGATTTACCAGTTTTATTTCCTGTTGTACGACTATTATCTGCAGATCCATTAAACACAAATGCTGTAGAGCTAGTAGGTGTAGATACAGTAAGTGGATGACCACCTTTCACAATTACGTCAACTACTTCACCAAATCTATTTACTTCAGTTTCAAATACAGCGCCAGAACCGTCTGATGCTGTGACTGTTGGAGCAGTATTATAACCAGCTCCAGGTTCAACAATTGATACGCCATCAGCTGGAATAGCTCCACCAGTTTCAAGTTTTACAATAGACAATCGTGACGATCTATTTGGACGAGCATCTGAAACTGAACTAAAGAAAGAAGCTAAAGCTATAACAAGTAATGCTAAATCATCACGAACTAATCCAGGTTGTACACCAGGCATAGAAGAAAATGTTTTTCTGAATGCTGCAGCATTGCTGTATGCAATTAAATCTCTTTCTTCAGTTATTTCATTACCAAAAATATCTCTTGTTCTTTCAACAATGGTTGTACGAGGACCTAGAGGACCCGCGCCATCTCCTAATGATTCACGAACAGCTTTAATGATAACAAGGATTTCACCAAAGTATTTAAATCCAGCTGGATGCACTAATTTATTATACGTGTCTTTCCATTGAGAAATATTTCGGCCAGCTTTAATTACATAAGAAAATTTTTGATAAAATTCTGAATCTTGTATTTTTTGTTTATCTGATAAAAACCCTTGATTATCTAAGTATTTACCAGATTGAGATGGTCTAAGAAAATTAACAATATGACCGCCGCCACTAGAATGTGGTGTTCCTATAAGTAAATTATAAGTCGCCGCGTTTGAAATTTCTATAAACGAACCAAATTTATTATTAGCAGTTTTTACTTCTTCATACGTAGCTTTTTGCACCCATTGATCAGTATTTTCAAAGTGATATATCACACCACAATTTGTTACAGGATTAGTCGAATCTAATCCGTCAGAAAGAGGAGCTCCTACTATAACGTTATTATTAAATATATTAATCGATGTTCCAAAGCCGTCGTTCGATTGACCACTAAGAGGTTGTAGTCTATCTTGTAAGTCCCACTGTATAGTATTATTACTTGCAACATTTCTTTGAAATACATATACTGATCTAGAGCCGGGTGAACTAATTGCACAAACTGGATTAGCAGGGGCTGTAGATACATCAATATCTATGGAGGAACCAAATAAATCGTTATTAGACAATGTGTCGGGTGTTAATATTGCTTCCGGAATTTCAGTAAATAAACCAGTAGATAAATTTTTCGAAAATATACATACAGAACCACTATTAGAGCTTTTACCTGTCCAAGAAACTAATAAATAATTTCCTTTTAAAATAACTTTATCAGCAAATCCATTATTACCACCTTCGTTTAATTGTATTGGAGTAGAAATAACTTGAGACTCTACCCAACTAGCACCTGTACCTTTATAAATTATAACAGCACCATTAGATTTGCCGGCATTCACATAACCCGGAACAGCTACAGCTAATGTGTCTTTTTGTAAAGATATATCTGTACCAAAATTTAATCCACCGGAATTACCTTTTAACTTTGCTTGAAACGTCCAAGTATAATCAGGATTACCACCAGGCGTTGTTAAAAATCTTTGCCATATTTCTACTGTACCACTATTAGCTGCAGTACCTCCAGTATAATCAGTATCGTTAGGAGCTGATATGGCAACAACTTCATCAGACAAAGATACAACTTTACCAAAGTTATCTCCAGATGCACCAGTAGCACTTACAAGTTTTTTCTCTGTATTATAATTTTGACCTCCATTAATGGAGTTATAAATGTATACTGCGCCTTCATCGGAAGTCTCACCAGGTGCACCTACAGCTATCATTTTTACTACGTTGTCTAACGATATGGAACTACCAAACTCATCACCCGAAGCAACGTCACTTGCCGTAATATTATTAGATAATTTATCATATGTTGCTGCTACTAGTGTTTGATTGTCCCAATTACCAGCTGAAGTTTTTAGTGTAGAATCCCATGGATAATCAACTTTTATTTCTTCGTCTTGAAAGAATAGTTTAAAGAATAAATCTACTGAATCTTTTGAACCTCGTATTCTATAAAAATCAATTAATCTTTGATAAAGCGCTCTTTTATTTACCTTTATATTTTTATCGACTGCAGGAGCAATTTCTCTTTGCATCATATCTAGCAAAGCTTCGTCAGTTTCGTTAATATTTAATGCATCTTCTAATGTGTTTATTTTAAATGACGGATTAGAAATTACAAGATTTTGTACCGATGTACGTACAGTAATTTTTTTATTATTTAATCTTGCAGGTAATCCAACAATAGATAATGTTCTTCCGGAATTATTATCTAATGATATTTCACTTGGTAAATTATCTACATTAAATATATTAATTTCATCTTCAGCTATATCATACTCAGATGCATTTGGTCCAACTGTTAAAATATTTCCATCACTATCAATAATTTGAGAAGCCCTTGCACCTCGTTGACTAAAAAACTTAGTATCTTTGTTATTTGGGTTTGGTATACGTATTGTAGCAACATTATTAATAACTACATCTTCAAATTCCTCTATTTCTTTATAAAGAAACTCTTCAGTATTCATAAACTTATAATACGCATCAAGAAATACTTGCATACCACCAGAATCAACGTTACCAGCATAGCTTAACAATTCTTCTGGAACTAAATTATTAGTTCTTATATCTTCCTTTGTTCTAGATAAAGTACTACCAACAATATTAAATTTGTCAAGGCCTGAATTGGTATCACTTATTGTTAAATACGTATTTGCATCGAGAGTTTGCGGAGTATCTATTGTGATTTCCGATTCGCCATTCCCATTATCTAGAATAAAGGCAGTAACTTTTGGTAGACCAACTATGTCTTTACCAGAAACTAATTGACCGATTCTTGGAATAACTTCATCGTGTGAACCTTCATTTTTTGATAACTTAGAAGTAAAAGTAATATTAACACCACTAGTAACTGCAGTTTTAATATCACCAGATAATGTTGTATCAAAGTCGACTTTTGTAGTACGGCCTTCAATATATCCTCGAGAAAACGAATCTAGATTTTTTAAACTTTTAACTGGCATATATTATCTCAATCTACTAGTAGTTGTATATTCAAGAGTACCTGCTGGTCCTGAGTATGCGATTTGATCAACAGAACCCGATGCAAGAATTCGTGAAGCTTCAATATTAATTATTTGATTTCTTTTTGGTGCTATATCTAAAGAGTTAGGTGCAATTGATACTCGTATTTCCGTAGGTTCGTCAACTACAAAATTATTTAATGTAATTACACCATTTACTGTATTAACTAAACCAGCATCTGCAACAATAATTTGTGTTTGTGCATTTACAATCTTATATACTATCACTCTTCTGTTATCTGAATTTTCAATTTCTAAATCACCAAAGAAATGATCAACTCCTCCTATTTTAAATGGACTGCTAGAAATACTAAAATCACTACCTTTTTGCACAAAAAAGCTACCTGCAAAAGTTAATGTAAATGTATTATCGGCCTTTATTGTACTAGCCGTAATATTTTTATACATAAAAGGTCTAATAGTCGAACTTGTAATAGCTGGATCAGAATTATCAACTAAGCTTAAAAGTTCTGAATGTCTGAATACTCCGTCAAATTTATTTAACTGATTAAAGTTATAATCTAGAATTGTATCAGTTACTAATGATTCAATTGCTTGCCTTGTTCTACTTGTAAGAGCCGGATTATATTTAAATATAACATCTAATTCAATATTTGTAAACTCTGGATCTAATATTTCTGGAGTAATAGACACTGTATTTTTATTAGCCAATATTGCAATAATTTCTTCCTTTTCGCTTTGAGTTAAAGTATTACCAATTAAAGGCTTTATACTTAGATATGCTTTTCCGTAATCAGGAATGACATTATCTTCGCCACCCCACGTAGAAATAGATTCGATATTTGCAAAGTTTCTTTGAATAATTGATGCATAGTCTTGAGATGTAACTGCTCTATCCTGTGCTTGGAAAGTGATAGGAGCATTAAATCGAATTGACTCAGTTGTTTCTGCAGGAGTACCACCAGTCGCAGAAGTAATTGTAGTAACAGTAGTATTAATATTACCTGTCAATGTTGGGAAGTCTGTAGTAAGCGTAAACGAATTTGCACCATTAGCCGCTTCACCATCTGTTACAAGATAATCTAAATTAACAATATTATCATTTACTGGTTTTTTACCAATAATACCATCTCCAAAATATATTTGAAAATATCCACTTGAATTTTCTTGTAAATGATATACTTGGCTTATTGAATCAACTTCTTGTAACGTAGTAAATTTGACATATGAATCAAATGCATTTGAATCTTGGTTTTCTTGTATACGTACTCTTAACGAAGAAGTATCTGCATTTGAATCAGATATTTGAAATTTTTGATTTTCTATTTCATTATCTACTCTATATGATAAGTATCTAAACTTCCCTTGACCTATTGTGATTTCATCAAATGTATATGTTTTTAACGAACCTTCTTCTACAAGAATAGCCGTTTGTGATTGTAGTGCAGAAAATGTATAAGCAACCCCATCAACTACTGAGTTAAATTTAGTACCTCTTTCTACAACAAGAGCCGAAGGAATTGTACCTTGATAAGCACTTACATCTACAACTAATTTTACAGTTGCTCTAGGCGCCAATATAGATCTTGGAGTATATCCTAATAGACCTGCGCGCGATACAACATTACCACGAATTTGAGCAGAATCAAGGAATGCTTCGTTTAAAGCAAAGTGCGCAAGCATTGCATTATAATGTGTATTATATGCGAGGACATCCATTAATACACTTAGACCAGAACCATCAAAATCATAATCTTTAAATTGCGATTGTGACTTCATAAAGTTTTTTAAATTTTCTTTTATTTGATCAAAGTCTAATTCTGTAACGTTTAAATTTGATGCCATAATTATTTACCTGAGTCGTCTTAAATTAATTTCTACTTCAGAAACTTCGTCCGTTGCCTTTATACTAAATACAACAGTAACTCTATATTCAGTATCGTTTTGATATGAATCAACAATAACATTAATATTATCGATCCTTGGTTCATGATTTTCTAAAACTCTTTTAACATTATTTTTTAAGGATATTTTTGTAACTGCGTCTGCTGGTTCAAATAATAATCCTCTTAAATTAGAACCTAATTTAGAATCAAATGGTCTTTCATAAAAACTAGTAAGCAATAAATTTCTTATTGCGTTTTTAACAGCTGCAGCCCCTTTTAAAGGAATGATATCTCTTTTTTGCGGATGTACAATCATTTGCAAATTTAAATCAGTGTACCGTTCTTTAGGTACGCTATTACTCCCACCAGTTACTGATCGTGATCCAGCCGAAGAGTTCTGACCACTAGTGGTCGACGAATTAAAAGATGAACCTGATGAGTAATATGTAGCCATACCTTTATTTATACCTTTTAGTGCAGCTGTTTAAGTTAACTCTGTAACCAAGCAGCTAAATCTTGAACAAACTGTGGATAACCAGATACATCTTCACCCGGTCCAACGGCATCTACCCTTTGCTTTATAAAGGGAAGCTCTGCATCGTCTGGATCGTCCCACGTATCTCTCATCGTAATGTGCAAATCTGCTTCGCCTTTATCCGTAACACCACGAGGAAATATGATATCTACTTTTTTTAATTCAGTTGTTTTTGTAATTGCCATTTCGTTATCCTTCAATTAAGTTTTTATCTTTACTGTGTTATCTGTTCTATATAAACCACCTGCAGGTATATCATTGGAAGCAGCAGCTTCTGCATCTGTATAACTTTTAGATTCTGCAAGAGCTTGCATTATAATACCACAAAATTTAGCTTCACCATTTGTTTTAGTATTACTTCGTGGTCCTATTGCCATTGAAGTATATCTAGAACCGTCTGCAGTACCGGTACCTACGCTTAAAGCTAAAGGTTGTACAAACCCATAAGTATAATCTGCAGAAGTATATTCGGAATGTACTTCATTAAACCGACCGACGACCACTTGCCCATCTCCCATAGAAGCCCAACCACCACTATTGTTTCTCTGAGGAGATTTATTACCTATACCGATTAAAATATTTCCTACTTGATAAGTACCGATAATATTGTCTTTACCTAGTGCCATACCATGATCACCCCTTACAGTATTCGTACTACCTACTGCAAAGCATGATGCAGGTATACCTGCTACATTCTCTGGATTTACTTGTGCTACATTGCTTTGGCCAATAACAACTGAACGATTAGTAAGCACGTTATTATAGTCACCGATTGCTACTTGTAAAATACATCCAGAACCAGAAATTCTATTAAATTTACCAACTGAAAAGCTCGAAGCGGTTGAAACTGTATTAGGACCAAAACAAACAGCATTTGTTGCAGATGCTGTAGGCTTCATGAAACCTAAAGGAGATCCAGCATCTTGTGTATCGCCTTGAGCAAAGGCATAACTGGATGTAGCTTGTGATTGATCACCTAATGCAATTGCACCTCTACCGGTAGCTTTTAAATATGAATTTGATAAACCGGTTCCAATACCTACTGCACCGGTGTCATCAACTTCCACATATTTTCCGATTGCAAGCATCCCTTCGTGTTTAGCTAGGCCGCTGTGGCCTCCTTTCAGCTTAATATTTGTACCAATTCCCATCGATTGATGAACATATAATGTAGTATCAACATTATAACCCATAACAAAATTATTATTTGAATATGAACTTATATCGTGGTTTTGGCCTACAGCAAATGTATTATAGCCATAATTTTCAATTCCAGATCCAACTACAAAACCAAAACCTCTATCATTGTTAATTTGGTTATCTCCTGCAGTATACGTGCCGGTACCAACCAAATTAGATCCTACATGTATACCTCTTTCAGTAGTATGTAATCTTTGAGATTCTTGTAATGTTGCAAGATCTGGGTTATTTTCATCGCCATAATGTAAAATAACTTTACCTGTATCTCCAGCATAAACATTAACTTCAGCAATATTGACACTTCCTCTTTGCCCTATATTAATGGTATCTTTTTTATTAGATTGAGTTCCTCCAATGGAAAGCACGTTGGTTTCTACTAACGCTCCATCAGTTCCCATATTATGTTTTATAGGTAAATCTGTTGTTAATGTTGAAGGATTAATAAAGCTAAGTTGACCACTACCATTCGTAGCTAAAACTTGATCTATAGCACCATCAGTCGCGGGAAATTGATAAGATCCATCACCACCTAGATGTGTGAAATTATCATCCATTTCACCATAAGTAAGTGCGCTACCCTTTACTGATCTTTTAGTTAAACTCATTGCAATTCTCCGTTTTCTCCATAGTATTTTCCAACATAAGAGGATACTGCTCCAGGATTATCGATAATATATTCTTCTGAAACATAATTAAATAAATTTTCTTCTTCTTTTGTTATAGGCTCAGGAAACACATAGCATGCTAATATGTCTACTTCCTTTGCTGCTTCCTTACTTGTTTTTTGCGATTCCTTCGATGTCTTCGTTGCTGCATCTGCGTCCTTTTGAGATTGCGAACGACTAGCATCATTAATTTTAGATGTAAGGTCTGCAATTTCTGCAGTCAAAGTTTTTATCTCCTGATCCTTTTGTGCAATCGAAGCAAGTAGTGCAGCATAATTTGGTTTAGCCATTCATCACCCCGCAATTACATTTCCTGATCCAGCTGCTGAAGCGTTTGGAACCCAGCTACCATGACCACTTGTTGAATCACCAATACGATGAACACCTTTACCATTTACAATTACTCTACTACTTTTACCTACCGCCGTATCTCCACAACCAGTAGAATCCCCTTCTCTTATTGCGTCTTTACCATTTACTTTTACATTAGGAGAACCTGCAGTATAAGTTGTTTTATGAAACGGGTTAGGAGTAGGACTTGCATGCCCTTGATGTGAGTCACCTTTTCTTGTAATGCCTGGCATATTATTCTCCTAGTTTAATAAAATGTCGCCTTTTGAATCCATGTCGATATCACCACTGGTTGCATCGATGTCCATTGATGCTGCTTTTGTTGTTTGACTACCAGTATAAGTTTCTGTTACGCTACCAGCAACAGTTTCATTAACACTACCACCGACGTCTTCTGTTACGTTACCACCAATCGTTTCGTTTTTATTACCTGTTACATCGATATTCCAATCACCTAAGATAGTTGTATTGCAGTCTTGATCGATTGTTAGATTACATACACCAGTTATATGAACATTATCATTACCAGTTGTTATTTGGAATCGGTTACCATTATTCTGTACAACATCACCATTCGGATGTATCTCTACGAATGTACCAGAGCGATGTCTTACATTAATTCTTTCAGCACCTGGTGTATCATCTATTTCAATAATATGGCCAGATGTTGTTTGTGTTACTTTATTATTTGGATACTCTGCTGCATAAGCTGTGGCAGGTTCTTCAGTTACAGTATCAAGTTCTCGTGTAATGGTGTTCGTGCCACGTGCTAACAGGTTAGTATCGATGTAATCTGATTCTAAATCTGTACCATCGGTATCTTGCTGAAACTTTGGATATGTCTCAGAAGGATCTGAAAAGCCAGTATCTATACTAGGTTTTTCCTCATAGGTTGATCCGACCGTTCCCATAATAATTGGGTCTTGTGCGCTTTGCCCATCTCTAAAAAATCCGACTACCCATGAGCCATTCACTAATCCATGAGTGGTTGTACCAATACCAGATATATTTGCAGAGTTAGTCGGCCCCATGACAGTTGCCCAAGGTAACGAATCAGTCGCAATGTCAGCCAAGTCTTCACTATGGTAACCAAAACATCGTACTCGTACTCGCCCTAGCTTTTCAGGATCGTTTATATCTTCTACCACACCTGTAAACCATGCAAAGGGAGAACCAATAAAACTATCACGTTTTCTACTTAACATTTTTATGTTCCAATTGTTATGTTAGAATCTAAATCATAATTTAGACTATCTTTATGTATACTAACCGAACATCTGTATTCATCTCCATCGAATACATGATCTACAGCTGCTACTAAATATTTGCCAGATAAATGCTTGTCAATCATTCCTTCTTTTTGATTACTTTCTAGTATATTAACATCAGTGCTTTTTACTATTTTTAACTCTATTATTTTTCCGGGACATAAATTAAAATCACCATATAATTCTATTTCTAATCCCATAAATCTAATATTTTGAAAATAAGAATTTTTTGCTGATATGCTATCTTTTATTTTTTCATGATAGGTTATTTTTTCGCCTTCAAAAGATTTAGAGTTTGAAGAAACAAAAAATTCTTTAGAACTATAACTTTCATTTAGTCCAGTGTCATCAAATTTTATATTTTTTGATACTCCAGCATAATTATTTAATTTTATGTTATTTTTAAGAGAGTGATCAAAACTATTTATGGTATATTTTTTATTTGCAATATCGACATTATGCACAATTCCAGAAAACGCACCATCTCCAATTTGATCAAATTTACGCATATCAAAGTCCGACGACATATTAATAATTTTACATTGAGCTTCATCAAAGTGTTCTTTTGTTTCAAATTTATTAATATAAAAGGGAGTGTTGTTATATTTTTTAAAAACTTCTTGCTCAACTAATTCATTATAAGAATTAAGTTGAAGGCCTTCAACCACAGTTTCATAAAAGAAAAAAGGTGTATCCTCGTCATCAATATTTCTAAGTAGCCAATGTATTGCGTCTATTGGTTTTAAGTTAGGATATATTCCGGAAATAACTGGTAAGTTTTTATCACTAAAATTAGTTTTACCAGGATACTTAAGATCATTTAAACATATATCTCGTACGAGTGCATTTGAATTAGAATTAAATGATCTACTAATAGATTTCATTTGACTAATAAATGCATGCTCACTTAGACATGACAGCATATACGTTTGAATACCAGCCTTAGGTTTTACGTGATTAACTATTCGTGATAAATGACATGTTATATCAAATTTATTTTCGGCAGTACTATACGATTCATCACTATTATTTTTTCTCATTATTTTTATATGTACTTTTTCCCCACCAGTTAAATGGGCTTTACGCAATAAATCAAATCCATCAACAATATGTAATACTGTAGTAATGGAAGATAAAAACATACTTTCTGATACAGTTATATCACTAACTAGATTTGTTATGTCTATTGTAGCATCATTACTCATAGTTATTTTGACACCAACGAGTTGATAAGACGCTGGACTAATAGCTGCTCCAGAAGTTGTTTTTGCTGAATTAAGCATTTAGTACTCTCTCAAATTCTTCAATAAAATTACCTATAAATGCTGGATTAATAACTTCTATAACTGACCTTGCATCGTTTTTATCTTTAACAAAATCTCTATTCGATTTATATACAATTTGACCACTTATATCATCATTAGAAGGCTGATAACCCCCACTAGATATTAATGGTTCTCCAACACTAGTATTTGTTGCAATAAATGCTTTATCGCCTAAAGCATTTTGATTTAGCTGATCTAGATCAAAGTTTTTAATTTCTGATTGTAAATTTAAATTCCATTGAAGCTCTGAATATACTGGTGTAATTTGTGAAGCTTGCGTAGGTATTATGTCCGGTGTTGTAACGGGTCTTTCTTCTGGATCACCTTCTAAATAATAAAATGCGGGTGCTTCTGCATAATTAAAAATCTTATCAGGCTTAAGGGTAAGTAAAGTGTCAGAGCCCGATGCAAGGGTTCTTGTAACACCTTCTAAATCAGTCCACTCTGATTGTAGATACTCATTAGTTTTAAATGATCCACCTTCTATATTATTATCAATTGATCCAGTTTGTGGATTACGACCTTGAACACCCGGTATAACATCATCTACTACAATTATATTTAAGTCTAAATCTTTTCTTATAATTCTACCAATAGCTCCTGATGTTAATCCATAAATAAATGCACCAAGTTCAAGCTTACCAGCAAGTGAGTTTTTAGTAGCAACTGTACCATCTAAATTTAATGTAGTAGGAGTAAATTGCAAAGCTAATCCAGAATAATTTTTATCCATGTGAGATCTCATAGCTTTTTCTGACATTGGCCATGCTTGTAACCCATCATGTAAAAAATCATTAATAATAAAAAACGTCCAATAATAGTCAGTAGTGCCATATAATTTTTCAGATATTACATCAGGTCTCATTCCATCTGGAATAGTGAATTTTTTATATAACGTAGAATCGTTTAATAAACTAGATTGTGGCCTAACAGATCTAAATATATTAACCATTTGTTGCGCGGTACCAGTACGATTAAAGTCATACATTATTTTTGGAAATTGATTAAAAAATGGCATATATACTCCTAAAATATATCTCGTAATGATTTCAGTTTATCTTTAATCTTATCTTTAATACTATTAATTGACTCATCTACGCTTTCACTGGCTCCTCCAGTATAATCTCCATCAGCATATAAATCATTTCTTGTGTTTGCCTTCGTCTCTGTAAATGTTAATGACATATCAATCTCAGATGGCGCCCCATCGGCATGAAACATATTTGAACTAGCATTATATGTAGTAGTGATATTAGCTAGAAAGCATTCTTGTATTTGTGGCATAAATGTATTTTCTTGTTCTCCATGATAAAATTGAATTTTAAATGTTGGAGGATACTCTAGATATAAATTGTCTTTTACTTCTGGATATAAAGCAGCTCTAAATAAATTTTCGATTATTAATATCTGATTAGCTTCTTTGTCAGATTCAGCAACTAATTTAAATTGAAAATTAAATGATCTTACTGTAACATTATCAAATGCTAATACAGTATTAGGATTCAATGCCATACCAGCATCTATTTGTCTTTTGGTAAAAACTGCATCGGCACCAAGCATTTTTAAAAATTTTCCACCCGCTTCGTTTGCTAGAGCGCCTTTAGTATTATCATTAGAAAGATCAGCCTTTGCACCAATAATACCTAAATCCACATTACCATAAGCCGCACCATCAGGAACAGAAAAGCCGGGTGGTAAATACAAATAAACCTGAGGATTATTCGGCAGATTTCTTTTTATAAAGCTAAACGAAACAAAGGGATAACCAGATTCAGCTTTTTCTCTGATAGTTTCGGGAAAAACGTAAATTTTAGAATCAGACATACTATTTTTATCCTATAAATAAGAATACATTAACTACTATATCTTTATTTATATGGCTTATTCAGGTAGATACAAAATAAAAAAACCAGAAAAATATGTGGGTGATCCAAGTAAAGTTACGTATAGATCTTTATGGGAAAGACAAGCATTTAAGTGGTGTGAAAATAATTCAAAGGTTGTTGCTTGGAACTCCGAAGAAGTTGTTGTGCCATACAAATATAAAGTCGATAAAAAGTATCATCGGTATTTTGTAGATCTACTTATTAAAATGGATAATGGTGACATTATACTTATAGAAATCAAGCCAAAGAAAGAAACAGCTCCTCCTAAAAAACCTGCACGTCAGACTAAAAGATATATTAATGAGGTAACTACCTATATTAAAAATACTGATAAATGGAATGCTGCACAGAAATATGCAGAAGATCGTGGTTGGAAGTTTGAAGTCTGGACTGAAGATACTCTTAAAAGTCTTGGAATAAAATTAGTCGGTGGTCCTATAAAGAAGAAGAAAAAATAGTATACCTCTGTCCTCCGGGGTAACTATATTATTATAACACACTTTCGTGTAAAAGTACACTATTATTGGATATAAATAAAGGTATGGCAAGTTTATTTGATACACTACAAGCACAGGCATTTAGAGCTGGCATAAAAGCAAGAACAGATCAGTCTAAACTCTGGTTTCGTAAAAAGGTTGCTGAGCTTGGCGATGTTAATCCGCGTAAAGTTTTAAAGGACAAAGCTCTCGAACCAACTTCAAAAGAGTTAGCAGGTTCGATGTATATGTATTTTTATGATCCAAAACATAAAGCTACATTACCATATTATGATCGGTTCCCATTAGTAATTATGGTTGAGCCAGCACCAGGCGGATTTTATGGATTAAATTTACATTACTTAGCACCAGGCGTAAGAGCAAGATTTTTAGATGAGTTAATGAAAACTGCACCAAATAAAATTGGTGAAAATTCTCGTCTTACAAAAATGCGATATGAATTATTAAAAGGTGTAAAAAAATATAAAGAGTTTCAACCTTGTTTTAAACATTACTTAACAAGTCAAATACAAGGTAAAATGGTAAGAGTTCCAATGACTGAATGGGAAATTGCTATCTTCTTACCAACAGAACAATTTAAGAAAGTTAAATCAGAAACCGTTTGGAGATATTCTCGCAAACAATATACAGGTAAATAAGAATGTCTACTATTGAAAAATTTAAAGCACTGGTTGGTAAGAAACAAGGATTAGCAAAAACTAACCGTTTCCTTGTCATGTTCACACCTCCAACGCAATCATTGCTTAATCTAGATCCTATGGCAATTGTCGGTAGATTAGCAAATGATACATTTAATGCTAAAAATCTTATAAACGATCCGAGAGATATTGCGTTTTTAGTAGAATCGGCTCAAATGCCTGGACGTAATATTAACACACTCGATTTTCAGGCTGAAAAAGAAACAATTAAAATGCCGAATGGCTTTATCGATGACGATGTGACAATGACATTTCTATTAACTAATGACTTCTATGTAAAAGATATGATGGAAACATGGATGTCATCTATTGTCGACACAGAAAATTATAAAGTAGGATACAAAAAAGCTTATCAAACTGATATCACAATACAACAATTAAATGATTTTGATAAGAATGTATATGGCATAAGATTACAAAATGCGTATCCTATTAATATTAGTGCCGTTGAATTAAATCAAACAGCAGAAAATACTATACAACGGGTTACAGTAACATTTGCATATGATAGATATGTACCAGAGAATTTCTTAGAATCTGCGATATCGCAAGTTTTATCAATGATACCAGGCGACTTGGGAATAATGAAATTGCCGTCACAATTATCTACGGCAGGAAAGAAAATTTCAAAATTATTTTAATATTATTAGGAGAATATAATGGCTTTACCAGTATTGAATGCTGCGAAATATAAAACAGTTATACCATCACAAAATAAGGAAATTGAGTATAGACCTTATTTAGTAAAAGAAGAAAAGATTTTAATGATCGCTTTAGAATCAAAGGACTCAAATCAGATTTTAGGTGCACTTAAGGATGTTATTGTTAGTTGTGTATATAACGATATAGATGCAGATGAATTAACGATGTTTGACTTAGAAGCATTATTTTTAAAATTAAGATCTAAGTCTGTTGGAGAAAAAACAGAAGTTACGGCAAAATGTGATCATTGTGAAACAGAAAACAAAATGGAAATATTATTTGATGATATTGAAATGCCAGTTGTTAAAAACTCAACTACTACTATTGAATTAACTAAAGATGTTGGTGTAGTAATGTCCTATCCTAAAATAGGAAATTTAGAAAAACAAGATAAGAATGTAGAAGGTGTAGAAGGATTAACAGAAATTCTTATTGATTCAATTGATTCAATCTATGATGCTGATGATGTTTATCCAGCGCAAGATTCGAAAAGAGAAGAGTTAAAGGATTTTATTGATTCTTTAAATAGCGATCAGTTTAGTAAGTTAACTGATTTCTTTACAGATTCACCTTCATTAAAATATGATTTACAATTTAAGTGTAAAAACTGTGGAAAAGATAATGATATCGAATTAAGAGGCCTTGACAATTTTTTTGGTTAGGCCTCTCTCACGATAGTTTATATAACCACTATAAGACCAACTTCGCGATGATGCAGCACCATGGTTATAGCTTAACAGAGCTCGACAATATGGTTCCGTGGGAAAGAGAAATATACACTGCGCTATTAAAAAATTATATTGAAGAAGAAAACGAACGTTTAAAGCAACAAAAATAAAGGAGTAATTAAAGTGTCAGAAGAAGAAAAAGTATTTCATCCAGCAGATACAAATGGTGATGGTAAAGTAAGTGCGGCTGAAGAGGCATTATACTTAGAGTTTAAACGTAAAGAGTTAGAAGATGCTGATGCAATGCGTGATGCACAACGTAACATGACATGGTTTGCCCTTGGTGGATTATTATTATATCCATTCGCTGTTGTTATTGCATCATTAGCTGGTTTAGATCAAGCACAAGAAACGCTAGGCGATATGGCACCAACATATTTTGTTGCTGTTGCTGGTATCGTTGCTGCTTTCTTTGGTACACAAGCAATGAAAGGTAAGAAATAATGGATCCGGTAAACGCATGGGAAACACTATCATACTTTGACGGTATTTTATTTACTGTCTGGTTAGGTATTTTATATTATGGTAAAAATTTAATCGACGATTGGTTCGGAAAATAATTACTAGGTAAAGAGTTATGGCTATAGATAAGTCAAAAATGTCAGACAAACAAGTTGCAGCAGGCTTTGCTGGTAGCGACGCTAAGGGTATACAACAATTAGCTAATGCACTTAAAGCACAAAACACTGCTGCACAGAAAAAGAAGACAAGTAAGGATAGACTTGATAAACTAGACGAGTTAATTAAGAGTTCGAAGTTTAGCGATTTTCAACAAAGAGATGTATTAAATAATTTAAAAAATGAATTTATTGCTTCTCAAGAAAGATTACAAAAAGCTATAGAAGAAGGTGATGAAAAACTAATTGCTCTAGAAGAAAAAAATCAAGCTAAACTTGGAGGTGCTTCGAGCGATCTTGAAAAAGCTCGTGAAGCTGAAAAAGCAACTAAAAAAGAAGGCAAGCTTCTTCAAGGAATTAAAGACGGTATAGGTGGTTTAGGTGAATCAATAAAAAATAATGCATTGCCAGCTGCGGGGCTAGGAGCTGTTGCATTAGCAATGTTTGATCCTGAAAAATTGCAAAAAATTATCGACCGGATAACCGAGACACTAGTAGCAGCTTTCACGGTTGTAGAGGAAATACTAGCCGGTGATTTTACTGCAGCTCTTAATACATTTAAAGAAAACTTTGGTAAATTAAGTGTTTTAATAGGCAGTCTCGCATTATATAAATTTGGATTTAAAGGATTAAAAGGAGGATTTGCCTTTTTCGTTACCCAAATTAAAGGAGGTCTAACACATCTTAAAAAGGGTCTAGGGAAAGTTGCTGCATATCTTAGGGTAGGAACAATGGCCGGCCCAATCGCATTAGCATTAGCTGCACTATTGTTAGCCATTACGTATGGTGAAGATGTAGTAAATAAAGCTAAGGAAGAATACGAAAGGACCGGTTCAAAATTTAGAGGTTTAATAGCAGGTACTAAAGAGTTAAATGCCCAAGCAACAGCAGATGCTGAGCTAGGCCTAGCAAAGTTTTGGAATTCTATAACACCAGAAAGGTTTAATAATAAAGATGTAGCGAATGACCCTGAGAAGGCCAGACAAGACTACTATAATAAAGCCGTGGCACAAAATCAAGTATTAGATACATTACTTACTGAGATGTTTAATCAAAAAATAGAAAGACTTAAGAATGCATGGAATGCAATATTAAATGCTCCAAGCACATTTGAACAATTTAAGGAAAATGTAAAACAAAAATATAAAGACATAGCAGCAATAGCAACTCAAGCTTTTGACGATACTGTTGCTAAATCTAAAGAAATTTTTCAACAAGTTAGAGAGTTTCCCGCAACAGCAAACGAAAATATAAAGAAAAAAATTAATGAAATATATAATGTGTCAGCAAATGCTATTCAAACTGCAATGGATAAAGCATCTATTCAAGTTGACGCCGCATGGACTGCAGCCAAAACAAAATACGACGAAGTAAAGCAAAAGGCTAAGGATCTTTTTGAAAGTATAAGAGGTAATATAGAATCTGCTTATGACAAAGCTAAGGGATATGTATCACCGGCATGGGAAGAGGCAAAGAAAAAATACAACATTATTAAAGATACAGCTGCGACATTATTTCAAACAATTAAAGATAAAGTTAAAGAAGCTCTTGATTATATGCTCGGTATAATTAAAGCGGCTTTAGGTATTGATAAAGAAAAATTTAATAATCTAAAAGAAAAAGCCGAGATCCTTAGCGATACAATAGTTGATAGAGCATCAAGCATATTTGATTCTCTTATTGCATTCTTTACAAAGAAAAAAGGCGAGGACGATAATTTTACATCAGATGATTATAAAGGCATTAAAAAAATTGATGATTTTATTGACAGGACTAACAACCCACTAAGGAATGACCTTGACAAAGATAAAGGTATTTTTGAATTGCTTAACGATCAAAGCAATATGAAGAACAATAATAAAAATCAGCCGGCTGTCGTTCAAAATAATGTAGATAACTCTACTAATACTAATATGATTACGAGTAAAGGCAGCAGCAATATGAAAACATCACGTCCAAATAACGCCTTTAATTATAATTCATTAGATAACTCTGCATCATTTGCATAAAAAAGGGGGAACATTGCGTTCCCCCATAATACTAAGAACTAAATTCTACACCACGATACGTGTGTAAACTTTCCTTCCTTTCTTGCTTTGGCAATCTTTTGTAAAAAGCTCCTCTATAAGTTTTCTTTGATTCGCTGTTTACCTTTGTGTTTTTTACTTGTTGGCTTGCGCCACGATACATTAAAGTGTTCATATACTTCTCCTAGTTAGGATTGAAGTAGTCTTTTAACGCATGAACAAATGCGAGTCGCTGAAGTGGACTAACCTATTTTATATATACAAAAAAGGAGCCCCGAAGGACTCCAAAAAACGTTATTATTTTTTTATTATTATGATTCTTGAGCTAGCTTAGCAAAATAACTGAGGGTATCATCTTCTTCAGCTTCAGCAGTATTACCTACCGGAGCAGATTCAGCAGCCATGGCTGGTTCAGCAACTGATTGAGCTACTACAGGAGCTGCAGCTACTTCACCCGCATCAACACCCAATACCTTATTGAACTTAGCTTTCAATTCTGCATAAGACTTATAGTTTTCAGGCTTAGTAAAATCAGTTAAAGAATGAACCTTCGAATATACTTCTTCTAGCTTTTCTTCGTCTGAGTTATACAGAGCTGCTTGACTACCAAACTCTGACTTGTCGTAGTTAACCCAACCTTCAACCTTACGAATCTTAATCTTGAAGTCAGCACCTTCCCAGAAATCATAAGGGTTGACAGGATCTTCATCTTGGAATTGAGGTTGCATTACATCCATAATCTTATCAAAGATCTTCTTACCAAACTTATAAAGGAATACTTTACCTTCATTCTCTGGGTTAGAAGGATCCGAGATAACAAGGATATTTGATACATAATGTAGACGACGCTTACGTTCACGAGCAAGTGCTTTATCTTCATCTCGACCACTATTCCATAGAATGGTGTTTGCTTCTGAAACTGGATCATCCTGTCCAATAGAAGTCAATGAGTTTTCGATATACCACATACCGGTTGGACCTTGAAAACCATGATCCCAATAACGTGCCCACGGTAGATCTTCACCTTCCTTGGGTGGAAGGAAACGAACTACTGCATAGCCATTACCAGCTTTATCACGTGAGGGTTTCCAAAAACGGTCATCACCGTATGATTTTGTTTCTGCTTTCTGAGATACAGCTTCTGCTGCTTGAACGAGTTTGTCGATTGACGAGCCACGACTAGATTTTAAATTACTTAAAGACATATTGTTTTCTCCAATGTATGTTTTGTATTGTCTGAATTATCCACTTTATACATAATATAATCTATATTATAACACACTAT